CTTATGAGAATATTCAAGATTTTCTTGCTTGGTTTGGAATGATGAGTGATCAACACCACGCTTAACAGACTAGATGGATGGCAACTCATGAGAAGTACGTAGATGAACCAATGTGTGAATGTCGCATGCCAGTTACTCTGTGTATGTGCCCAGAAAAACCTGTTATCCAAGGGATGCGAACAGATCTGAGGGGTAACAAGTACTATGTGCCAGATCGTGAAGTCACTTATGATGAGGTCGAATCTGATGAAGTGTCAAGCGAATCATCTGGTGACAGCATTTTTGATTCTGAAGATGAAGACTACACTCGGCCTTGGCGAAACATTGTCCACAGGGGCAAAAGTCGTTGCTACCATTTCAAGTTATCTTACAGATTTCTTAGGAAGTATGGGAAGAGGAAGGAATTACAAACCAGAGTTAACGATTATGCTCACGGCGAATTACCAGACCTCATGGCGTTAGGTTGGACTAACCACCAAATCTACTCCGATTTTGAAGCTTACATGAGATACCGTGAAGAAGTCGCCGAGAATGATGAAATTGAAGATATGTCTTCTCTCCTATTGGATACAGTTCGACCTAAGGTTGGGCTAACAGAAGACTCATGGATGGATAGGTTTCTCCGATTCCTCATCACACTTTGGTTCTCATATAGTGCGGTAAGAACGGTTTGTGAGCGTCTAGGGAAATATGCTCCAGTGAGGCGTGTCTTTATTAAGTGGTTTCGACCCTCTCTTGTTAAGAGTGAAAACCAAAAGCATTTTATGATGGAACTGGGTAGGAAAATTGACGCTAAACTTGGAGGTCTATCTCCCTTGTTGCGGTTAGCTCTTGGTGCACTTTCTCTAGCTACTATGGGTGGCCTTGCTGTTCGTATGTGGAGAAACACTAGAGTAACTGAGCGAGAAGAGCCCAACGAAGTACATAAGATGCACACGGACGGAACTTTTTGGACTTATAGAAACGGTGAGTGTATTGGTCCATGGATGTGTGATGGGAAACAAGTTCATCAGTTGGGAGAAGGACCTTTTGAGCCGCACGTTGGAACGAAGGAACCGCCTCCCATCAAACAGGTCCTTAGAGAGATTGGAACAATGCCCCAACCTGCC